TACCATATCATCTGTATTTGGTGTTGTATATACCCAGGTTACAGCAGTTGAATCAGCGGCAGTTGAATCCGAAGTAGTTCTAGTACACTCTGCAATATCATTATCATGACCTTCAAATTCTCCTCGACCATTTAATACAATATATCTTTGACCTTGGGTACATTGACTGCCGACCGGACCACAAGGATCACCAGGATCAGATCTAAAATCAATAACAGCTTGAGTATTAACATCGTTAAGTTGCATATTCTGCATACGACCAGTTGTATTACCGAATTTTATATTGACAAAATCAGTCATCATTTTATAATCTTCAAATGTCATACTTGATAATAATGACTGTAAAACTTGAGTTTCAAATTCTCGTTGATCAACTCCATCATAATAATCTTTTTCAATCACAGGAATGTCATATACCGTATAATTGGTTCCGTCTTGAAAAACATTTGATCTAGTATAATTCTCCAATGATTGTCTTAAAATAAAACTATTTTGATACCTTCCAATCAACCCCTCAGATGGATGTTCAAGTGTAAAGAAATATGTTAACTCACCCTCATCAATTGCAGTATAATCAGGAAAGATTAAAACAAATTCATTAGCAGAAGAGTCGTTAACCATATCATATTCTGCCCCTGTTTCTAAAATCAACATTTTTGCAGTAACATCTTCAGGATCATCTGCTGTAGTATTATAAAGTAACCTATATTCAGCTTGACTAGTTCCTGCTGTTGTCACAATTAAATTATCTGCATATAAACTATAATCAGAATTAAAACTTGTAACTAAAGTAGGGACTTGTTCAATTTGAAACATAACATAATTATAATCAGCTACAGTATTAAGGGAATCAATAATCATATCAAATAAAGTATAAAAATCAACTCCATTAATATCAAGTATTGTTTTTCTCGGAATTACTGTATTATTAAAAGTTTCAAATGCATTTCTAGTTGGAACAATAAGACCTTGATATAAAAGAGTTATAAACAAATCTATTTCATTGACCTTTACATCAGATCGTTTTAATACAGGAAGTGAATTTGGACCTATTGGAGAATCATCAATAATAATATTGGAATCAACATAATCTTGTTCAGTTACAGTTCTTTCAAGAGCAGCAATATTAGCTATTGAATTACGTCTTATTTCTTCTACGCCTTCTTCATCAGAACCACCAGTAGCTGCAATGGTATTTACAATATCATAACTAACTATTTCTGTAACACCAGCATCAGTTTCATTATAAATCCTATCACCAGTTCTTATTGAACCGGCAATTACATTTCCATCTTCTCCTTGTGTAAGTGTTAAAGTTACACGAACAGTACTTCCAGCAGGAGGTTGATAACCAATAATACCATTACCAAATGATAGATCTATTCCTGTATCACTTCTCCTTCCAACATATCCTCTTGTATTTTCGTCCATCAAATATAAGCTACTATATTCTGTATATGTATCCCATCCAGTTTCTCCTGGTTCTCTTACCTCAACTAAAATTTCAGCCAACTTTGCCTCAAAAGGAACTGCAGTTGAATAAAATTGATATATTTGTAGATCGGATGGTATTTGAAATTCTTGTATATCAAAAGTTAATTGTTTAAAATTTAAAGCAAATGAAAATACACTATCTTCAATTACAACGGGTACATTAAAAACTTTAGTACCTTCTTGAGCTGTTATAACTACTGATGAGTTACCTTCAATTGTAATTGTTGTTTTATAATATGTCAAAAATTCAACACCGTCATTTGCATTTACTTTAAACCCTTCCGGTATTATAAATGTTGTATCTTCAGAGAAACCAAAAGGCATAGTAAACAAAACATCAACATTAGAAAATGATGCCAAACCACCCTCATAACCAAGAAATGCAGCTAAGTTATAAATTGATTCCGGGAGTTGTGCTTTGGTAAGGAAAAATTCACGATATACTGATGTTTGATAAAACATTAAATTACTTGTAAGAGTAGCTAATGCTTCTACAACAAAAGATAGAAATGATGACTTTGTAAGATCAACGTTTTCTAGTTCTAGATATTTCTTTAATTCCGCTATGATCATATTTCTGTTTTCTTCTCTGGAAAGGGCTACCTTTTGTGAAATAGGAATCTCTGCCATATTTAATATCCTTATACTAGATAGAATCCACTGTTTGAATCAAACAGTTCACGCTTACATCTATCTCGTAATATTTGATTTTTGCTTAGAAGTTTAGTTAAATACTCCGCGTCTTCTAGTTCGTGAATTTTTTTATCATAATCATAAAATGCATATGTATCTAATACCTGTAAATTTAAATCATTCTCTGTTACACTTTGTTCAACATCTACTTTCAATTTCCAAAATAATCTATCAGCATTAACAGATTTTTCAACTCCTGAAATATTATATATAGGGTATGTATCATTCACAGGTCTTAAATAAGCTGACTCTAATTTTATTTTATCGTTTGGTAAAGGAGTAAAGTTGTAAGTACTTGGAATAACAAATCTTGTTTCATTCTCTTTTATATAACCTATATCCTGACCATCAAAGGCGGTAACAATATCTTCAATATAATATACTGGAAGTAATAATATTTTATTCCATTTGACACCAGAAAATTCACCAACTCTATCGTATGAACCTCCGAAGACTTTCTCATCTTCCCATACGGTTTCTTCTGCGTCAATATGATAATAAGTTGTTAGGAATGCGACTACATCCTTACTATAAAAATCATAAATTAATCTTTGATATTCATGAATGTAATCGTATATTCTAGTATATTTTTGAGTTGACATTATGTAGCTGTCCTCGTTAAGAAATCAGCAAATGTAGTATCATCAAACTTAACATCTAAAATACCTTTTTCACCTTGGTAATTTACAAATATTGATATGTTAACTTGTTTACCGTTGTTTGAAATGGTGACCTCAACATCCTCTATAGCTGCTCTATCATCATATAAATTAATTCTATCAACTACTTCTCTTTTTATACCATCAACTGTAGAATCATCTGCTGGTTCAAAAACATATTTATACAGATCACTACCAAATTCAGGATCGTGTAAATAAGTTCCTCTCGGAGTTAATAATATATTGTTCCATGAATTGATTATAACATTTAAATCATCTATCCTTTTAAAATCTCCGATAGCTGCAATAATCGAAAGATAATCACGCAAACTTTCTTCTGATCCAATAACTTGAGTCTTGAAACGATCAAGTAAATTTGCCATGATTATCCACCTTTAATCTGTTCCTCGATCATCTTTTTCTTATCTTCTTCTAAGTCACTTTTCCATTTGAGGTAATTGTAAAATCTTTTAATTGGCATATCTACAACATCCTGATACCCTTGCTTGCTCATCTCCATACAAGAAAATATGTTTTGTTCAAGGGTATTTCGATATTTATTTATCGCATCAGAAAGTGTAGACCATGCGAAAAAAGTTTGCTACAAGATCTAGATCAATTTCTTCCTCTTCCCCACAATGAATACAATTACTTTTCATTTTGAGTTGGATTCCGTATTGTCCAAACTTGTCCCTATACTCTTTATGGATCTGCCTTTTATCTTTAGCAGGTAATGATAGATAAGCATCAACAACATCAGATCTTTCTGAATATATAACTGTATCACCCTCGTCTGGATTTTGTTGAAACTTATCAATAATCAAAGTCTCTGTAATTAAATCCATACTCTTATCAACACTTCCAACCATACTTTTAATTCCAACCATTTCCTCAAACAACGTTGGTTGTTTTATGGTACAGGTAACTCCCTCAGTCGCAACAAGATCAATTGGAATTTTTTTGGTCAATACATTTTTATCTGGATATGGTAGGTAGTTGAATGTTGATGAGGCTTGAACAGTAACTGGATATTCTTTAGTACAACTACCGCATGTAACATCATAGTTTCTTATTTCTTCATAAGAAATATGATACAGTCCGTATAAAAGAGCATCTCTATCTTTCAATGTAACAGCTTTTAAAAAGCTATCATAGTCAGTTACTTGTTCAGGTTTTTGTACGATGGAGTCAAATATGCATTTATTTAGATGTTCATGAATTTTATTAGGAGTCATTAAACTCCCTTTAAGTCTTTCTTCTTCTTTGACATTCAGCGATCTCACAGTAAATGAAAGATGCGTCTGTGGTGTAATAACTTCATATTCCGGTAACTTCACATCAAACCCTTTAAACATGGTACGTCCTCCTTTCAATTCGAGTCTATATAATTATTTCGGTACTACAATCCTCAATAAATTATCCTTTTAAGTAAGAGGGGTGGTTTAGCCACCCCTCAAATCTTTCTATATTAAGCAGCAATTTGAGCAGCTTTAGCTTTAAGAGCTTGTACTTTCGTAGCAACACCTGCTTTACATTTTTCAGGGTTCTTTGATTTAGCACATGTTCCAGAAGCTGATTGAATAGCAGCTGCTTGTTTCATGATTGCTTGTTTCTTATATTTTCCCATACATTGTGTTTTTGAAGCGCCAGATTGTCCACCACACGCTTTAGCAGCTTGACTGAAAAATCTCTTATAGACTTTAGCACCTGCATAAATAGCAAGAGCAGCACCAGCAGCACCACCGGTAGCTTTCACAGCAGTTGGATGGGCTTTAGCAAAAGCAGC